TCGCTCACAAGAGTTTTGCTGTCAAAGACGGGTTTAATTACTTTATCAAAGACAAGCAGTTCAAGGTCGACAAGCTCACCTGCTCTCAGCAGCCCGTGCGGTATCTTGCCGCTACTGGACCCGTTACTTTCAACGGTCTAGTTGCCAACTGCGACACCGAATCATTCGTCGGGCGTTGCGGTAGCCCTCTGGTCTTAGCCTTCGGCAAGAACCACGCTTTGTGCGGTATCGTCACCGCCGGAGCGATGAATTCCACTTCCAACGTTTTCGCTCCCGTCAGTCAGAAGATCATCACCGATGGTATAGCTTCTTTCTCGATGGTGCAGCTTCAGCCTTGTTCATCCGTATCCTTCTACGAGTCGAACCACTACGACAAGCTATCGGCGTCCTTCAGCACTATGTTTACCAAGTACACCAACCTTTTCCACCGTGCCGGAGACCGCCTTGGACAGATCCTTCCGATCGGGGTCATCGACAGTCCTCAGACGCGTAACGTGTCGAAGGTCGTCAACACGTCTATTCGTCGAGCTTTTGAGCGTATTTTTCCTGAGGAGTATCACTGTAGGCTTGGACCCTGCAAATTCAACTCCTTCGTCTCTCCAGAGGGTGAGTATGTGTCAGTAGAGAACAACGCTCTCAACGACATGTGCCAACTTGCCAACAACATCGATCCCGAACACCTCGACGCGGCAACCATTCATCTCGCCGCCAAGTTCTGCAAAGTCCCCGATTTCAAACACGACCACATTATGGACTCTGTTAGTGCTATCAGCGGTAGTTCGACTTCCCCTTGGAGCTGGAGTGCTCCACTTTCGAAGGCAGCGGGCTTTCTTTGGCCCGGAAAGAAGAAGGACTACGTTGTTCCTTACTCTACCGACACTGCACCCGACGGCCACGGGCCTGGCCCCGAACTTCAGGCTTCTACTGAAGCCTACATCAACCGCGCCATTGCGGGTGATCGCTCTAACGTGATCTTCAAGACCGCGTTCAAAGATGAGCCCCGCGACGTCGAAAAGGTCAAGCAGCGCAAGATTCGCATCTTTTGCCTCGGACCATTCGACTTCTTCGTCGTGTGCAAGATGTTTCTCGGGATTTTCATCTCGATTTTCACTGCCAATTTCATCGACACCGAGACCGTCGGCGGTGTCAACTGCTTCTCTGCAGCGTGGGGAGCAATTTTCGCGCGCTTATCGCGCTTTCGCCGCATCATCAACGGCGATTTTAGTAAGTATGACAAGAAGCTGCCAGCTATACTCATGATGGCAGTTTTTACAGTCGTACACATTGTTAAGACTTTTTACAACGACATGTCTCCCGAAGAGTTGGCGGTTATACGTGCAATAGGTACGGACACCGCTTTCCCTTGGATCCTCATGGGGCGTGACTTATTCACGCTCCCTGGGTCTCTGAGCTCTGGAGCTTTTACCACCTTCTTTGTCAACAACGTCGCCAACAGCCTTTACGTTAGGCTCGCTTGGCTCAGCGTTCTTCCAGAGCGCTTCAACCACTTATCCCTTGCCGAACGTTTAGACATGTTCGAGGACAACGTTACGTTTTACGCATTAGGCGACGACAACATGATGTCCGTGAGTGATTTTGCGGTTGAGTTCTTCAATTTTGTAACTCTCCAGGCTTACTTTGCATCGATCGGTATCAAATATACCGCCGCCGATAAAAGTGACGATGTTTACGGCACCCTGCCGATTTCCAGTGCGACCATTGGAAAACGTCGTTTTCGCTTCGATCCCGAGTTCAATTTTACTTTTTGCC